TACGGTAAGTGCTGCCCCGTCTGGTGATCCGCAGCAGATTTTTCTGGGTACGCCGCCTGGGCCGTTGGCGGATGGTTCGGTTGTGTTGCGTTTGCGTGGGCAGGCTTTGTCGGGTGGTAAGAGGTTTGCGTGGACGGAGTTTTCGATTCCTGACGAGTCTGATCCGGATGATGTGTCGCGGCAGTGGCGGAAGTTGGCGGGGGATACGAATCCGGCGTTGGGGCGTCGCCTGAATTTTGGGACCGTAAGCGATGAGCATGAGTCGATGTCTGCTGCCGGGTTTGCGAGGGAGCGGCTTGGCTGGTGGGATCGTGGCCAGTCTGCTGCGTCTGTGGTTCCTGCTGATAAGTGGGCTCAGTCTGCGGTGGATGAGGCGAAGCTTTCTGGCGGGAAAGTGTTTGGTGTCTCGTTTTCTCGTTCTGGGGATCGGGTTGCTTTGGCGGGTGCTGGCCGGACTGATGCTGGTGTTCATGTTGAGGTTATTGATGGGCTGTCGGGAACGATTGTTGATGGTGTGGGCCGGTTGGCTGACTGGTTGGCGGTTCGTTGGGGTGATACTGACCGGATTATGGTTGCCGGGTCTGGTGCGGTGTTGTTGCAGAAGGCGTTGACGGATCGTGGTGTTCCGGGCCGTGGCGTGGTGGTTGCTGATACTGGCGTGTATGTGGAGGCGTGTCAGGCGTTTTTGGAGGGTGTCAGGTCGGGTGTTATTAGTCATCCTCGTGCCGATTCGAGGCGCGATATGTTGGATATTGCTGTGAGGTCGGCGGTTCAGAAAAAGAAAGGCTCTGCGTGGGGTTGGGGTTCCTCGTTTAAGGATGGTTCTGAGGTTCCTTTGGAGGCTGTGTCGTTGGCGTTTTTGGGGGCTAAACGTGTTCGTCGTGGCCGTCGGGAGCGTAGTGGTAGGAAGCGGGTGTCTGTGGTATGAACTCGGATGAGTTGGCTCTGATTGAGGGCATGTACGATCGTATCCAAAGGTTGTCTTCGTGGCATTGCCGTATTGAGGGCTACTATGAGGGCTCGAGCCGGGTGCGTGATTTGGGGGTGGCTATTCCTCCGGAGTTGCAGCGTGTGCAAACGGTGGTGTCGTGGCCTGGTATAGCTGTGGATGCTTTGGAGGAGCGTCTGGATTGGCTTGGCTGGACGAATGGTGACGGCTACGGCCTGGATGGTGTGTATGCTGCGAATCGGCTTGCTACGGCTTCGTGTGATGTGCATTTGGATGCGCTGATTTTTGGGTTGTCGTTTGTGGCTGTTATTCCCCAGGATGATGGGTCGGTGTTGGTTCGTCCGCAGTCACCAAAGAATTGCACGGGCAAGTTTTCGGCTGACGGGTCTCGTCTGGATGCTGGCCTTGTGGTGCAGCAGACGTGTGATCCTGAGGTTGTTGAGGCGGAGTTGTTGCTGCCTGATGTGATTGTTCAGGTGGAGCGGCGTGGGTCTCGTGAGTGGGTTGAGACGGGCCGTATACCGAATGTGCTTGGGGCGGTTCCGTTGGTGCCTGTTGTGAATCGTCGCCGTACTTCTAGGATTGATGGGCGTTCGGAGATTACGAGGTCTATTAGGGCTTACACGGATGAGGCTGTGCGCACACTGTTGGGGCAGTCTGTGAATCGTGATTTTTATGCGTATCCTCAGCGTTGGGTGACTGGCGTGAGTGCGGATGAGTTTTCGCAGCCTGGCTGGGTCCTGTCGATGGCTTCTGTGTGGGCTGTGGATAAGGATGATGACGGTGATACTCCGAATGTGGGGTCGTTTCCTGTCAATTCGCCTACACCGTATTCGGATCAGATGAGACTGTTGGCGCAGTTGACTGCGGGTGAGGCGGCTGTTCCGGAACGCTATTTCGGGTTTATCACGTCTAATCCGCCTTCGGGTGAGGCTTTGGCTGCCGAGGAATCTCGGCTTGTGAAGCGTGCTGAGCGGCGTCAAACATCGTTTGGTCAGGGCTGGCTGTCGGTTGGTTTCCTGGCCGCTAAGGCGTTGGATTCTCGTGTTGATGAGGCCGATTTTTTTGGTGATGTTGGTTTGCGTTGGCGTGATGCTTCCACCCCGACTCGGGCGGCTACGGCTGATGCTGTGACGAAGCTTGTTGGTGCCGGTATTTTGCCGGCGGATTCTCGGACGGTGTTGGAGATGTTGGGGCTTGATGATGTGCAGGTTGAGGCTGTGATGCGTCATCGTGCTGAGTCGTCTGACCCGTTGGCGGCACTGGCTGGGGCTATATCGCGTCAAACTAACGAGGTATGATAGGCGATGGCTTCGGGTGTTGCGTCGAGGCTGGCTGCGACTGGGTATCAGCGTGAGGCGGTCAGGTTTGCTGGGAAGTATGCGGGCTATTATTCTGAGCTTGGTCGTTTGTGGCGTGCCGGCAGGATGAGTGACACGCAGTATGTGCGTTTGTGTGTGGAGTTGGAGCGTGCCGGTCATGACGGTTCAGCAGCTATGGCAGCCAAATTCGTGCAAGATTTTCGCCGGTTGAACGGTGTCGACCCTGGTTTGATCGTGTATGACGAGTTTGATGCTGCTGCGGCTTTGGCTAGGTCGTTTTCGACTATGAAGATTCTTAAGAGTGACCCGGATAGGGCGAATGATACGATTGATGCGATGGCTGTGGGTGTTAATCGGGCTGTCATGAATGCTGGCCGTGACACGGTGGAGTGGTCTGCTGGTGCGCAGGGTAGGTCGTGGCGTCGGGTGACTGATGGTGATCCGTGTGCTTTTTGTGCCATGTTGGCTACGAGGTCGGATTATACGACCAAAGAAAGGGCACTTACTACTGGTCATACGCGGCGTCATAAGCGTGGCGGTAAGCGTCCGTTTGGTTCGAAGTATCATGATCATTGTGGTTGTACGGTGGTTGAGGTTGTTGGCTCTTGGGAACCAAATAGGGCTGATGCCGAGTATCAGAGGACGTATGAGAAGGCCCGTGAGTGGGTTGATGATCATGGGTTGCGGCAGTCGCCTGGCAATATTTTGAAGGCTATGCGTACTGTTGGCGGCATGAGATAATTTGATGTGGTTTCCGGTTGTGCGCCGCCGGTTATTGGTGCACAGGGTTGTCTCCCGCACGGGGGTCAACAATGTTGTGTTGTTTTCCGCAAGGAGTGTAGGGTTAGGCTATGGCCGATCAGAGTGTTGAGGAACAGAATGTTGATAATGATGTTGTGGAGTCCGGAAAGGGTAACGGCATTGTTGATACAGTAAAAGACGATGGCGGGCAGGGGGTAGCCGACAATCAGTTGAAGAATGAAGGCGAGGGTAAATCGCCGGGGACTGATTGGAAGGCGGAAGCCCGTAAGTGGGAGTCTCGTGCTAAAAGTAATTTCGCCGAGTTGGAGAAGCTTCGTGCATCGAGTGACGATTCTGGATCTACTATTGATGAGCTTCGCCGCAAGAATGAGGAACTCGAAGACAGGATCAATGGGTTTATTCTTGAGGGTGTGAAGCGCGAGGTGGCTTCAGAGTATGGTTTGTCCAGTGATGCGATCGCTTTCTTGTCGGGTGGCGATAAGGAGTCGCTTGCCGAGTCTGCGAAAGCTTTGAAGGGTTTGATCGACCATAGTAGTGGTGGCGCGGGTGTGCGCCGTCTTGCGGGGAGTGCCCCCGTTGATGATGTTAAACGACGTGAGGGTGTCGCGTTTGTGGATGCTCTTGTCAATAATTCTAGGAGATGATTTGTGATGGCTGACGATTTTCTTTCTGCAGGGAAGCTTGAGCTTCCTGGTTCTATGATTGGTGCGGTTCGTGACCGTGCTATCGATTCTGGTGTTTTGGCGAAGCTTTCGCCGGAGCAGCCGACTATTTTTGGCCCTGTTAAGGGTGCCGTGTTTAGTGGTGTTCCTCGCGCTAAGATTGTTGGTGAGGGCGAGGTTAAGCCTTCCGCGTCTGTTGATGTTTCGGCGTTTACTGCGCAGCCTATCAAGGTTGTGACTCAGCAGCGTGTCTCGGACGAGTTTATGTGGGCTGATGCTGATTACCGTCTGGGTGTGCTTCAGGATCTGATTTCCCCGGCTCTTGGTGCTTCGATTGGTCGCGCTGTTGATCTGATTGCTTTCCATGGTATTGATCCTGCCACTGGTAAAGCGGCTGCCGCTGTGCATACTTCGCTGGATAAGACGAAGAATGTTGTTGATGCCACGGATTCTGCTACGACCGATCTGGTCAAGGCTGTCGGTCTTATCGCTGGTGCTGGTTTGCAGGTTCCTAACGGTGTTGCTTTGGATCCGGCGTTTTCGTTTGCCCTGTCTACTGAGGTGTATCCGAAGGGGTCTCCGCTTGCCGGTCAGCCTATGTATCCTGCCGCCGGGTTTGCCGGTTTGGATAATTGGCGTGGCTTGAATGTTGGTGCTTCTTCGACTGTTTCTGGCGCCCCGGAGATGTCGCCTGCCTCTGGTGTTAAGGCTATTGTGGGTGATTTCTCGCGTGTTCATTGGGGTTTCCAGCGTAACTTCCCGATCGAGCTTATCGAGTATGGTGACCCGGATCAGACGGGGCGTGACCTTAAGGGCCATAATGAGGTTATGGTTCGTGCCGAGGCTGTGCTGTATGTGGCTATCGAGTCGCTTGATTCGTTTGCTGTTGTGAAGGAGAAGGCTGCCCCGAAGCCTAATCCGCCGGCCGAGAACTGATTTATTGTTGCGGTGATGTGTCAATGTGCAGGGGGTGGTGTTGATGGGTATCATTTTGAAGCCTGAGGATATTGAGCCTTTCGCCGATATTCCTAGAGAGAAGCTTGAGGCGATGATTGCCGATGTGGAGGCTGTGGCTGTCAGTGTCGCCCCCTGTATCGCTAAACCGGATTTCAAATATTGGGATGCCGCTAAGGCGATTCTGCGCAGGGCTTTGTTGCGCTGGAATGATACTGGTGTGTCGGGTCAGGTGCAGTATGAGTCTGCGGGTCCTTTCGCTCAGACTACACGGTCTAGTAC